GAGGGCGAGGTAGGCGCGGCGGGCCATCCGCGACAACGTGCCGGCCGCCAGGGCATCGACCTTGCGCTTCGACTGGCGATGCTCCTTGCCGAAGGTCACGCCCCAGGCGTTGACCCGCTGGCGCGCGTTGTGGACGTGCTGACGCACGCGTGGGTTGGCGTCATGGCGGAATGCCCGCTCGACGACTTCGTCGTAGGTGCGCATCGCGCCCTCGACCGTGAACTCCTTGGAGCGGATGCGCATGTCCCAGGCGATTGGGTGGCGTGGTGAGGCCTTGGCGCATAGGCCCCGACCGAGCTCCTCGGCCCAGCGGTCGACATAGCTCTCCCACTCGGCCAGGTCGGCGAAGAAGGCGACCACGTCACAGCGCTCGAAGGCCCGCCGCACGGTGCCGTCGATCAGTTCGCGTGGTGCCTCGCCGCCGTATTCTTCGGGATCCCAGACGCCGAGCGTCAGCCAGGCGCCATCGGTGATGCGAGTCGCGATTAGCGCGCAGTGGTCATCGCTCTTCGAGCCGTCGAAGCCGAGCGCGACCTGATCATCGTCCTGCAGGCTGAGCCCTTCGTCGGCCAGGGCATCCCACGCGTAGGGCGCGCACCAGGCGTCCTCGGCGGCCACGATCTGATTCAGGTACTTGCGCCGAGCCTCGCTGGGTGTCGTGCGCGGATCCCAAATCTCGCGGACGTGACGATCGACGTCTAGCCAGTGCGAATCTCCGCGGGCCAGCACCAGCCCCCGACGCAGCGAGCCCTCGTCATCGAGCCGCGTGTCGGGCGGCGCCTCGAGCGAGTCGTACAGGACGTCGCTGGACCGGGTGCGCCCCTGGGCGATGGCCTGGTAGGCATCCCACTCGCGCTCGCCGACCGAATCGCGCCCCGGGACATGGGCGTTGCAGATCGACAGCGCGCGCGCCGCACCATCGCGGCTCTTGGCCAGGTTGCCGTCGATGACCTCGGCCATCTCGTGGCCGTCGTTCGAGCTCAACCAGTTCTGAATCTCGTTGCGCAGTACGAAGGTGACACGCGGCCCCTCGGCTGAGGTCGGCGCTGCGGTGATGGCCTCGATGGTGGCCCTCCCGCCGCGCCCGTAGGCCACCGTCTGGTGGACCTCGATGCCCTGCATCGTCTTGGCGTGCGGTGTAAGCAGCGGCTCGAAGAGCTTGAAGGTGGTCCGCGTCTGGTGGCGCGCCACGGCGAAGATTTGGATCCACGGCGACGGATGCTCGACCGTGATTGGCGACCCGTCGCCTGCCCAGCCGCCGAAACGACAGGGGCCGGCGAACTCGACCAGGGCCATCACCGCGCCGAGCGGGTCCTTGCCCCAGCCCTTGACCCGGCGTAGCGTGCCGCGACGGAAGAGCCACCGGCCATCGCCGTCGACCGCGTACCACCACGCCAGGAAGCGCGCCTGCTCGTCGGTGAACTGCCACGCCGCGCCGGCGTCCGGCCCGTCTGGCTGCCGCAGGTTGCGCCGGCACCACCTGGCGACCGGGAGGTAGAGGGTGTGCTCTGGCCAGCCGCTCGGACCGATGCGGATCGGTTCCGAGAAGAGCTCAGCCCTTGCCTGCGACACGCCGGTACTGGGCGAGGATGGCGACGTCGTCATCATCGCCCGCATCGTCGTCGGAGCGCTCGACCTCGATCCGCATCCGGCGCCGGTCGCTCTCCGTGGTGCCCAGCTTGCTCATCGAGGCCAGGATCGCGTTCACCATTGTCGCCCGCGGTGACCCGGCCAACTCGGCGGTCAGGAGGTCGGCCAGCAGCTGCGCGTAGGCCCAATCAGAGGGCTCGAAGAACTGCGCCTGCCCCGAGGCGGCGAGGGCGTGAAACCAGCGTCGTGCCTGGGGCTTCCAGTCTTTCGAGGCCCTTGGCACTCGCACTTTGCCGATGACCGAGACGTGATCGGGCTCCTGGTCGCTGCTGTGGTGACCGGCTCGCTGACTGGAGCGCTTTGGGACGGGTCCGCGGGTGCCCATGGCGGTGCCTCCTGCCCGGCTGGGCGATTCTGAAACCCGGGGGCGGTGCGTGATGCTATCCCTGCCGGTTTTGGCGGCGTGGGGGGAGGCGGTCCCTCCCCACCCTTTGTCTACACCGGGTCCACCCTCTCCATGACCTCAGTCCACGGTCTACGTAGGGTGGACCCTATTAGGGTCCACCACCTGGTAGACAACATGGTGTCTACGAAGAGTCCACGATCAGTCCACGAACCCCGAGAGGGGGAGAGGGAAGCGTGGACTGACCGCCAGACCATCGAATAGAGGAGCAACATCGCTGATCGGGCGCCCCTCCCAGAAGGTCTCAAAGATGGCAGTGACATCGTCCAGCGGCTCATCCTCACGCTGGTGTCGCTCGAGCCACTGCAGGAACCGAAGGCGGGCCTGCTTCTCGGGGAGGGGGATCCGACTGCCATGCGGGCAACTCATCCAGTATTGGCTGGCCCGGTGTTGAGGTCGGGAGATCGCGAAGTTGCAGGGCTTGCAGGCAACCAGCAGATCTTCGTCGCGCTCATCGCCTAGATGGGCATAGGTCAGGTGGTGCACCTGAACAGGAACTAGACCCCAAACTGTGTAGATGTTGAGTTCAGGTAGCGGTGTCCGCTCGGCGATGCTCGCGAACCCACAGACCTGGCACGAAGGACCCCGAGCCTGAAGCACCGCATCGCGCAGCGTTAGCCAGTGGTGCGAGTTGGTGTAGTCGCTGTAAGAGATTGAGCGCAGGTACCAGACTGGCTCGCTGACATCGAAACGTAGACCCATCGTTCACCTCCATCACAGGTATTCGGGGCGGGCGGTGATGGCACCCGCCCCGACTCAATCACAGGAGCCCTGGGTGTGGCTCCTCATTCCTCCTCAGCCGCGGTCGAGCGGCCTGTCCCTGCCGCCCTGACCGACTGCGATGGCACGGCGTGCAGGCCGCCCGCAGGCTGTCCGGGGAATGGTCATCGGGGTCCCCGGAGTGATCCACCTCGGTGGCGGTGCCGATGCACCCCGGCCCCCTGATCCGGCACTGGTAGCCGTCCCGCTGCAGGACGAAGAGCCGGCGCCGTGGCCAGTCGGGGGGGAGTGGGTTACGGCGCCAGCTGCTGCTAGACACCCACCCTTCGAGCCCGCCGCCAAGCCAGGTGAGCAACGACCGAACCCTCGTCCATGCGCAGATAGCAGGCCTCCAGCCGGCTGTCTGCATCGACTCCCCGCCGCCGAATGGTGAAGGCCTCCACCTGTCCTCGGCCTGCAAGAGCCACGAGCACGTCCTCCAGAGCGGCAGCCAGCGCTGAGCCTGATGGGAAGGCGACACCACCACCGCTAGTGACGGTCAGCGTGCCGAGGTGATCGCCTCGCCAAGCCACGGTAACGCCGCCGCCGCCACCCACTGCAAGGGTACCGAAGTGCTCTTCGCTCCCACCGCCCCCGGCGATCGCCTCGATCGTGACACCGCCGCCGGTGGAGATGCTGAGCGCCGACTCGCGGGCCGCCACTGAAGTGGCCAGGACCGACCCGCCGCCAGTGACAGTCAGGGGCCCAGCTCGACTCGCGACAGTAGCTGGCGTCACGCCGCCACCGCCTGCCACGCCCAGAGCAGCCTGGCGCCCGCTGACTGTGGCGAACGATGCGGATCCACCGCCTGCCACCCCGAGCGCCACGCCTGCGCCCCGACTGGCCATGATCGCCGCTGAGCCGCCGCCGCTTAGCACGAGGGCGGTCACGCCACCCTTCGCTGCGGTCGGCGTCACCCCACCGCCACCACTGACGCTCAGCGTGCCCGAATGCTCCTCAGGCGCTGGCGGGGTGTAGTGGACCGTGACCCGAATGAAGTCGACACCGATGTCGGCATTGGCGATGTTGGCCTTCGCCGATAGGACCACCCCGAAGTCGGGGTCGTTGACCATTGCCACGGTCGGATTGGCGGTCCAGGTGTCCGCCGCCCCGCCGTAAGTGGCGATCGTCGCCGAGGTGGGCCAGACGGTGGCGGTGGCCTTGTTGGCGCCGACCAGCGCACCAGCCGCATCGCGGAGCTGGACCCGATTATCCACGCCGCTGTTGGCGATGATCGAGCGGCGCTCCACCTCGACCACGATGCCGTCGATGGTAGACCCGACCGGGATGGTGAAGCCGTAGCCCGACGTGCTCAGCCGACGCGAGATGTCCGGGGAGTCGAACGAGGCGGCGGTGATCTGCGCCTCGGCCCCGTTGTCCGAGCCGACGTTAGTCGGGTTGACCCAGGCATCGTCGTCTTCCGGAGCGACTGCGGCGTCGCTCGTCATGGTGGTCGGATAGAGCGGCCCCTGACTGGCCACGGCGTGGGCCTACGCCGGATCGTTGTTCAGGTTGAGGTCGGCGTCGGTGACGGTGTAAGTGCCCTGTGCACCGAAGGCCTCGTCGGTCACGTTCTTTTTGAAGTAACGCACCGTGCCGGCCGTATTCCAGCCGCTGATCCAACTGACGGTGGCGCCGGCCGGCACGTCAAAGACAGCGCCGTTGGTCGAGTCGTCCATGGTCCCGCCGCTGGCCGCGCTCCAGGCGATCGCCTTGCGCGCGTAGGCGGGTGAGCCGCCAGACAGCTCGTTGTCGGCGGCGTTGGCAGCCCCGGGATCTCCGGAGTGCAGAGCCAGCCTGGTGCAGACCGTAGCGAGCTGGTCGAGCATCAGGTTCTTGGCTGTGTTGTCGTACTCGACAGCCATGTCGGGTGCCTCCTCGTACCAGGCTATGAGGGCGCCGGGTACGAGCCGACGCCCTCGATCTCAGTGTCTCCCGCTGGACCAGCGTCCGCGTATCGGACTATCGGGCCAGTACTAGGTCACCTCCCACAATCAGCCCAATCGCCATCGCCAACAGGAAGGCGACCAGCAACAGCCAAGCGTGGCGCCGCATCAGCCCCCGGTGGTCTCATTTGTAACGGGTGCCGTAGCGCCGCTGCCCAGGCCCTTGCCGGCGTCATAGATACCAGCCGCCGAGGCGCCTGCCAGGATGCCGGTGAGGACCGCCTCGCCCCATCCCAGGCGGACCTCTGCCAGCGCCGTGGCGTTGGCTCCGGCCACGATCACGATGCCCAGCCCGACGGCCAGCGCGGCGCCAAAGCGGGCTGAGTCGAAGTTCGGAAGCGCCGTCTTAATGACGCCCGTCAGGATGAGGACGACCACCGCCGCGCCGGCAACGGTCAGCACGTCCTGTACAGAGAGTTCCACGAGCCCTTCCTCCTCTATGCGAGATCGATGGCTTTGACGTAGCCGAAGTGGTCGCCGTTGGTCTGGTACCACGGGACGATGAGAACGTCGCCGTAGACCTGCTCAGCGGCCGGCAGGTCAGCCTTGGGGATGTAGCCGACCGCGAAGATGCGCGTCTCGGTGGGAACGGTCGCCCACAGTCCAGAGCTGGTCAGGGCGCCCTTGCGGATCGGCTTGCCGGCCCTGAGGCGATAGGACGGTGCAGCCCCGTCAGGGGCGAGACGGGATCGGAACCTCATGGGATATGGGTCTCCATCTGCGATGTAGCCGGTCGTCGGGGTCGGGGTCGGGGTCGGTGCAGGACCGACGACGACCTTGTCCGCGTCTGGGACGATCGCCCACTTGCCCGCGTCCCAATAAGCACGCTTCACGACCCAATCAGGGTAGAAGCGGCGCCCGCGGGTGGGGTCTAGGCGATTGGTGCGAGTGCTGAAGTTTGGGTCGGCCAGCGAGAAGCCGCCGCTCGCATTGGCCCGCAGCGTGACGCCGTGATCGTCCTGAAAGTCGTGGCCGGCGATCGAGTCCGGCACTAGGCCCATGTCCATGCCGATGATCACCGGACGCCTGCCGGTCGCCAGCATGGCGTGGAGCTGGGCGATGGTGGGCCTCGCCAGCCGGCACGGCACGCCCCGCTTGCGGAGCGCATCGCGCTGCTCGGTGACAGTGGTTGACAGCTTCAGGCTGGTCGTGACCAGGCGCCGGGTGGCGTAGATGCCATAGCGATAGTCGCGGTAGTACCAAGCGACCTGCACCACGGCTGCCATGCCGCAGTTGCCCGGAGCCGTGCCGGGATCCGGCAGAGGAAGGCGACTGTCGGGGTCCCACTGCATCACCAGCGGGACGTCGATCGCGCGGGCGTAGGCCATCAGGCGATGTCCATCGGGCGGCAGTGCTCACATGGGCGCGCCTCGCCCTTGTCGATCAGGTGGGCCGCGGTGCTGGTGTCGACGCTGATGTCGGCCTCGGTGTCGTCGAGGTTGCATTCCTCGAAGGCGGGCCAGCGGTGGACGGTGGAGACGCCCTCGCGCACGGTGAGGCGATAGCCAGCTTCGCTCATGGGTCCTCCCTGTCGGGGTCAACGGCGGCCCGACCGGTGCATGACAACCATCGGCTCACTGCCTCAGGAGGAGATCGGGCACGTATTCGCTTGCCGCTCGGGCAGCCGTTGTTCAGTGGGGTGGCCGGCCCCGTCCGGCAGGGCCGACCATGCTCAGAGACAGAGCTCAATGAGCGGAAGACAAAGCAGCGATGGCGATGGCGATGGCGATGGCGTTGGCGTTGGCGTTGGCGTTGGCGTTGGCGTTGGCGTTGGCGTTGCCGTGGGCTCCACGCTGGGCTCAGGCGTCGGGGTGGCCGTAGGTGCTGTGGTGGTGGCTGACACAGCCGGCGGTGCCATCGTCACGGGCGCATCACTGGTAGGCGGCGACTGGTCCGGTGGGACGGGGTAGCAGCCGACCAGGACCACCATGAGCAGCAGCGCGCTACATCGCGTCACGGTGCTGCCGGACCTTCCACTCGGCGCGCTTCACCTCGAGCCACAGGCGGATGCGGCGCCCGACCGGCAGGGCCGTACACAGCAGCAGCCAGAGCACCGACCGCGCAGCGACCCGCTCCCAGACAACGCTGTCGTCCCGTAGTTCGGTGGCAAAAGCGAGGATGATCGTTGAGCCCACGCCCAGGATGGCCAGCAAGGTCGCGCCGCCGCCTGAGCGCCAGCCGTAGGTCGCGCCGAAGACGATGCCGAACACCAGCGTGATGGTCAGCGAACTGGGGTTGAAGGTGAGGAAGAACTCGGACCAGTTCACTCGCCCGCCCCCTGGCCGAGCCGCCGCAACAGGCGGTTGATTTGGACCTGCTGGTCGTCGACCTTGTGCTCGAGCTCCTCGCGCCGCTGGACCTCCTTGCCCAGCTCGAGCAGACAGTCGCGCTCGGCCTGCTTGCGGCGGTCGACCTCCTTCTCGAGCTCGCCGATGAGCTCCTCGCGCAGGTCGACGATGCGCTGTGCCGTGTCGGCCGGCAGGCCGAGGTCCTTGGCCGTGCGTCGGTCGACCCAGGACTTGAGATAGGCACCGCCGACGCCGGCGATGGCCCCCACCAGGGCGAGGAGTGCGGCCTGCAGGAGAGGATCCATGGGCTAATCCTCCCTCCCGCGCGGCACAGAAAAGCCGCCATCAGGCGGCTGGTGCGGGGCGTGCCAAAGCACGCTTCAGGTGGGCCCTCCGCGGCTCTCAGGTGCGCCCCGCCATCTTCTCGGTTGGCGGCACCCTAGCACAGCCGTCGAATGGCGCGCAACGTTTGGCGCGTCTAATGCCGCAGCTCGAGCTGGTTCACCGTCTCGCTCACCCGGCGCCAGAGCCAGGGCAGAATGTCCTCGAGCAGCGGCCGGATGCGCCGGGCTGGGACGAGGTCAGGGACGAGCTCCTCAGGCGGAACGCCGGCGCCGAAGAGCAGCCATGCCACGCGCCCGCACAGCGGCTGGCCGGCGTGCTCGGTCCACAGGTCGGGGCGGGTCACGTGACGCTTGCGGCAGTAGCCGACCAGCCGGCGCTCGATGGCGAAGGCCCACGGGAAGATGCGGTAGTCGCGATGGTCGAGGCCCTGCTCGCCGAGCAGCATGGTGACCCCACCGAATCGCCGATGGGCGCGCGAGGCCCAGGGCCAGCCGCCCAGCGGCCCGCGATCGGGGACGTCCATCATCGGGCCATCGAGCCGCCGCGCCTCGACCGGGATCGCCACCAGCCCGGTGGCGGTGGCACCATGAAACGGGTGCAGCTGCTCGGGCAGCTCGGCCTGGTACTCGGCGGCGATGACGTGCACCAGGCAGCAGCGTGGCCGCCAGTCGGCGCCGGTCCAGTAGGCGTTCACGTCCAGCGGGCCGCAGTACAGCCGCCCGGGGTAGGGCGGCATCGGGTCCCAGGCGCTGGCCGCCGGGCGGTGGTGCTTGTGCGGGTAGCCCTCGAGCTCGTCGAGGAAGCAGACCGGGCAGGGGTGGATATCGGCGCGGATGGCCGCCTGGCTCATCGTCCCTCCTCGCTACCCGCTGCTTGGAGGCGGGCGTACTCGGCGCGTTTCCAGTGAATATCCCGGCCCGAGAAGTGGCCCTGGTCCTGGCACTCGGGCTCGTAGCAGCGAGCCATCAGATAGCGAATCAGCTTGCCCTGAGCGACGGCGTAGTCGATCTCGCTGCGAGTGGAGTCGCCGATGTAGCCGTCCACGTTGAGGACGTAGACCTCATCGGCTAGGTCGATCTTCCGCTTGTGCAACTCGTCCAGCGCCACCTTCTCGGACGAGTCGTGACCGACGCCTTCACCGTGGCCCTGTGTCGCCTTAGCGTGCGGGTAGAAGCCCACCGACAGCACGATCCGACCCGCCATCGTCTCCTCATAGTTGGCCTGTTGGAACTCGTCGTAGAAGCGAGTCGAGCCGCACAGACAAACGATGCGCGGTCGGTCCAGCCCGCCAGACCCCGCAGCGCGGGCCTCGGCCTCCGCATCTTGGAGAAACTGCGCCGCGCGCTGAAGGCCAACAAGATGACCGTCCCCGTATTCGGTCCGGTCGATGCTTTCCATGTACGAAATCTCTTTGGCGAGTCGCTTAGCAAGTCGCTCGTTCAGCGTTCGGGGGGTCGGTGCTGCGGGCTTGGCGGTCACTCGGAACCGCCTTTCTCTTGGAGAAGATCACGAGCCTCTGAGATAAGACCCCACGGCACGATGTAGCGGTATGGCGGGTCTTTCGCATCGTGGTTCCGGTCCACTTCCTTCACGATCCGCCGAAGCACGTTCTCGATTCGAGCACCCAGCTCCTCCAAAGAAGGTCGGGGGTCAGCCATCAGCGGCCTCCAACTCGTCAATGTAATCGAGGAGCAGGGCTTCCTCCTCGGTCAGGGGGGCCTTCTGCCTTATGCGGATTGGTGCGAAATCTGCGCTACCCCGATTGAATGCCCGGATGTTGTGGACCAACGCCCGATGGACGGCGGCCCCATGCTTTGAGGCCAACTGCCGCCCACACTCAGGGCACCGATCGCCGATCAAAGGCAGAGGGTCTACGCGGTCAGCCATCAGCGGCCTCGCTTTCTTGGAGGAAGGAAACGATGGATTCGACTTCAGACCTTGACCGGACTCGCCCTTGCCCGAGCTTCACACGCTCCAGGTCGTAATCGAAGTGCGATCGCCACGTCTTCTCGCTGTAGTGGTCGCGGAAAAAGGGCGAGCACCCTGCATCACTCGCATGGAGCCGGGCAACCCTCCGCATCATCGTCAAAGAAATCGTGGATCGGGGCACGGGGTCAGGTCGGGGTGTCATCGCTGGCGTCCTCCATGCACTCTGGCGACGAGACGGGGCAGGCCGGCCCTCGCACGGCGCTTCGACTCGCGGCCCGCCTGCCGCCTCGCTGCGACGCGCTCCTCGGCGGTGTCGTAGCGCCGCGTGTACTTCGTCGAGTCGCCCGACCGTGGATGAGGGAACCAGCCGCTGGCCCACTCCTGCGGTGTCCAGGCCTCGTCGCCGACGATCAGCCAGCCCTCCTCGCAGACGTACGAGCCAGGCGGGGCGCCGGGGAAGTCGCGCCGGTCTGGTGACTCACCGGGCTGGGTCACTCGAGCCCCGCCTCGAGGATGACCTGGGGCCGGCGGCCGTGGCCGCCTTTCGTCACGCCGCACTTGCGCCATCCCGCCATGAGGAAGCAGTAGCCAGGGTTCGAGCTCGTCGCCCTCGTTGCGGAATACCGCGCAGTTGATCCCGTCCTGCCCATCGTCGCTCTGGAATCGCCGCCACGCGAAGAGCGCCCGACTGTCGCGCGCCAGCAGGACGAGCTTCTCGCCCGGCCCCCACGAAGAGCCGCCGATGCCGCCCGTCCCGGTACCGCCGCGCCGAGTAGTCGGGCATCGCCTGGAGCTGCTCGATCGCGCGGGTCGGAGCGTGGCGCGGTGACTCACCGCGTGACTCACCTGGCGCTTCAGCCTGAGCGTGGTCTGAGCGTGACGAGCAGGAGGCTGTTAACCGCTTGGTCGTAGGTTCGAATCCTACCGCCGGAGCCACTCTCACGCTCATCTAGGGCGCTCCAGCCCGCCCGAGTCCGCTGCATTCGCAGTCGCGTGACTCACCGCGTGACTCACCTGGGCCTCGATGCGGACCCGGCCGACCGCTCGCTCTTCTGGTTCCACCCATGCCTGGCCGACGGCCGCGAAGAAGTCACGCTCCTCGGGACAGGGCACGTACTGCCCGGAGCGGTAGACACGGCCACCCTCGACGCGGCGCAGGTAGCGGTGACAGTCGGTGACGAGGCGGGTGTTCCAGTCGCCTGGGCCAGTACGCAGCGCGTAGATGACGCCCCAGTCGGCCGGTGGCCGGACAATGAACAGGTCGACCGGCAGGCCGCGGAAGACGAGGGCCTGGTACGCCTCACCCTGCCGCGTCTGCTGTTCGATCTCCCCGCTGGCTCGGTGCACGTCGACCTGCCGCAGCCCGATCTCACCAGCTGCGAGCAGCTCCACGAGGCGGCCGGTCATGGCTCCAGTGAGCAGGTTGACCTCCTGAGGCGTGCCCCACAGGTCGCCGCCCACGACCTGCGCGATAGTCGGCACGGCGACGATCTCGATGTCGGCGACCATCGCCTTTCGCCGGCGGATGCTGCCAGCGACCGCGATGCGATCGCACGCGGGCCACAGCAGGATCGTCAGCTCTTCGGCGATGGGCTCTGCTACTGCGAGGGGGACTGGCTGGCCCTGACTCACTGCCGTCGCCTCCTCGCCTTCCGGTTCGGCCGCACCAGTACCGACAGGCGCTGCACGATCGCCTCGCGTGTCTTCGGATCCTGCAGGTGGGCCGCCAGCTCCTCGTGGCTGATCGTCAGCTGCACCGGGATCTGTGGCTTCTCGTCGCCCTCGCGATAGGCCAGCAGGGCGGCCAGGTAGGCGAGGACCTCGGGCTTGTCGAGCTCAGGGGCGAGCGGCAGTAGGCTCATGGCGACCACTCCCACAGCCCCAGCCGTCCTCGTGCCGGGATCAGGTCAACAAGTTCCACGGCCTCATCCAATAGCCACCCGAAGCGTCCGACTGAATAGTCGCCCAGACTCAACTCGTAAGGCGTCAGGCGTGGTGCCAGAGTTTCGATGCGTACGACGTCGAGCAGGACCGTGGAGCCGATGATGCATCCGAGCGGCAGCGTGTCGGGATCGAGTCTCAGCTCTTTCGCGAACTCACGAGCCCATGCTGGCATCGTCTTCGCTGCGTGAATCAGCAGCTGCCCACGATGATCAGTCGCCCATGTCCTGGTTTCGATTCGCTTGTCACCTCGGACCACCATCGTGGCCCACGGCTGCGTCAGGGTTAGCACCTTTGTCATCCCAGCAGCGCTCCCACCGCCGCCAGCGCCCTGACCTGATCGCCGTTGGCGGTGTCGATGTAGTGCCCGTGGGTGGTGGTCGTGCGCCGATGCCCGAGCCAGTCGGCGATCGTGCGATCGGGCACGCCGGCCTCGAACAGGCGCGACCCGAAGGTGGTGCGCAGATTTTTCCACGCCAGCCGTCGCACGCCCGCGCGTTGCTCGATCTCATACAGCCAATGCGTCAGGACCGCCGAGTGCAGCGGCTCCCCGCCGGGCCGGTCGGCGCGGCCAGGCCTCGTTACGAACACCGGGCCCGTCGTGATCGGCACGAACCCGACGGCTCGCACCTGGGCCTCCTGAGCCCTCAACGCATCGAGAAGAGCCAGCGCTAGCGGCAGGACGCGGCGCGAGCGGCTGCCGGTCTTCAGCTCGTCTCGGACGTACTGCCCCTCCCGGCGCGTGGGGCCGATGATGCGGCGCAGGGCGCGCCTGACGTGGAGCCTGGCGCCGTCGTAGTCGATGTCCTCCCACGCCAGCCCGAGCAGCTCGCCCTGACGGATTCCCGTACCGATCGAGAGTCGGAGGGCCGGCTCGAGCCACTCGCCGCGCGCGGCGGTGAGCAGACGCGCGATCTCCCGCTCGCTGAAGGCCTCCGGCTCACGATCCGGCACGCGCGGTGCGTCGATGTACTCGCGACTCGCGACGTTGCGCGCGACGAGTCCCATGCGGCGAGCGTCGCTGAGCGCCTTCCGCAGCACAGCGTGGACGTTGCGCAGGTGCTTTGGGCTCATGCGCTCTGCCAGCCCGGATAGCGCGTGCTCCACGTCGAGCGGGGTCAGGTCAGCCAAGCGGATCGGTCCCACGGTGGGCAGCAGGTGCAGCTCGATCGCCGTCGCGTAGCCGTGTCGGGTGGCGGGTCGGATGTTGCGCACGTCAGCCACCCATCCGACGAGGTAGTCGCCAGTCGTCTGGCGGCTTCTGCTTACGCCGGCGCGCCGATCGGCCTGCATCTCGGCGAGGGCCACGGCGGCCTCGCGCTGGGTGAGGCGCTTCCGCCTCTCGTAGCGGCGGGTCTCCCGCCCGCCCGTCGACAGTTGGGCGATCCACCACCGCCCGCTGCGATAGACGCTGCCCTCGCCGGGCATCCTTCGCCTCCTCACCGTTCGACGAGTGTAGCCACTCCTGCAACGCTTCGACCGGGATCAGCCACCGCCGCCCGAGCCGGCGCGATGGCAGAGTGCCGCTGTCCAGCGCGCGGCGCACCGTAGCCTCCGAGACGCCGAGGATCGCGGCGACCTCGGCTGGGCTGTAAGCCAGGCGCTCGCTCACCTGGGCGCCTTCTGGCCGGCGACGAGCAACTCCTCAGCGCGCCGTTTGCAGCGATCGACTGTCGCCTCGTCCGTCCCGTCGACCAGCAGCGCGACGCTGAGTACGGTCCGTCGGATTGCCACGTCGACGACGATGCGCGCGCCCATGCGACCAGCGTCTAGCGTGTGCTCGACGACGCCATCGCCCGCGCTGTGCTCCTGCCAAGCCGGCATCACCACGCCTGGCCATAGCGACAGAAGTTCAGGTGCCCACGCCGGTGTCCGCACACCGGGCACCCGAAGATCCACATCCGCAGTCGGCGGTGCCACCTCATGCCAGCGCCGCCATGATCCGCGCGTGCAGCGCCTCGATGCGGGGCCAGGCCTCGGGTGGGTAACCGTCGCGCAGGTAGCCGGTCCAGGGGTAGGCGTAGTCGGCGCCGTGGAGCTCGGTGACCGGCTTCAGCCTGCCGCCCACCAGCGCCATGCCATCAGGCACGTCGCGGGTGACGGTGGTGTTGGCGCCCACGAAGGCACCGATCCCGACCCTGACGCCGGCCACCACCACGCAGCCGATGGTCAGCACCGCCCCCTCATCGATGGTCGCCGGGGTCGTGGCTCGGCCAGGCGGCGGGGGCAGCCGCACGTCGGTGATGTAGCAGTCGGCATAGATGCGCGCGAAGTGACGCAGCTGGCCCTCGGTCATCTCGCAGCGGCCGTGGATGCGGACGTAGTCGCCGACCACGCCGCCGCCCTCCAGCGAGGAGCCGGTGCCGATCCGCAGGTTCGCGCCGACCTCGTTGCCGGTGCGCAGCAGGACGTGATGGCCGGTCTCCAGCCCGGGCCCGTAGCTCGAGCCGCCCTCGATGATCGAGTGGCTGCGGATGATGCTCCCCGGCCCGAGCTCCAGGTAGCCGTGGTGAGAGCCGATCAGGCAGTACGGCTCGATCACCACCGACGGGTCGATCTTCGTGTTGGGGTGGATGATGGCGGTCCGGTGGATCATCCTCGCCTCCAGGCGTCGAGCGCGGCCTGCACCCTGTGCGCGTAGCGGCGATGACCCTCGGCGGTTGGGTGAACGCCGTCGGGCAGCAGCAGGTCGATCGAGTCCCAGGCGGCCCGCACGTCGATCAGGCGGGTCCGGGTGTCCTCAGCCACCTCGCGCAGTGCCTGGTCGTAGTGACACAGGTCGCGGCTGTGGCGCAGGTTCTTGTGCGAGGGGATCAGGGTGCACAGGAACGGCTCGGCGCCGAAGGCCCGGCAGCGGTCGACCATCTCCGTCAGGTTGGCGGCGTAGGCCCGCTCCGACACCCGCGGCAGGCCGCGGTCGGTCAGCCAGCGATTCGCGTCGTTGTGGCCGAACTGAATCACCACCGCCTCAGGCTCGTGCCGCTGCACGTCGCTCGGGAAGCGCTCGAGGCCCAGCCGGCTGGTGTCGTCCGGCACCCCGGCAGCGTGCACCTTGTAGAGCTGCAGCAGCGCCGGCCAGGCCTTCTCGCCATCGGGCAGGTACTGGCCGGCGGTGATGCTGTCACCGATGCACACGATCATCAGTAGGGCACCGTCTCGTAGTCGAACACCGGCGGCGGCAGGCCTGGGACGTCGTCCTCTTGGCCGGTCTGGGCGACCACCATGACCCGGTCGTTGCAGAAGGCGCGATTAGCCAGCATGTGGCGCCGGTCGCGCAGCAGCGTCACGTGCTCGACCTCGTAGCGCGCTCGCAGCTGATGCACCGGCCGCACCGGGTAGCGCGCGGCGCCATGCTGGCGAGCGGGGCGACCGCCGAAGGGCAGCCACACCCGGCGCCCGTGCTTCATGGCGCTATACCAGTAGTGAAAGCGCTCGACCCGCAGCCCGGGCAGGGCCCGCAGGAAGTGGCAGTGCATGATCCGCTGGCCGGCCAGCTTGCTGTGCCAGTGCGAGGCCGACGACGCCTCGAGGCTGCGCACCGGGTGGAGCGGCGTGTAGAACGGGACGCTGAGGATGTCGACGCGACGGTGCACACCTGCCAGCTCGGCACGGGCCGCCGCCCGGTCGGCGTGGATGATGTGATCGGCGTCGATCAGCGCCAGCCACTTCGAGCCGACAGCCGCCCGGCGCACCAGAAAGGACCGCTTCTCGACCTGGCCCGCCCACAGCTGCTCGGGCACGTGGATGTCGCACTCCAGCCCGACCTCGGCCGCGACCCTGCGAATGGTCTCAGCCTGCTTGCGCGGGCTGGCCGGCCTGGCGTCGGGATAGCGGCGGTAGGCGCCGTCGACGGCCACGATGCGATCGGCGATCTCGCCCGCACCGCGCACGCACGCCTCCAGCAGCGCGGGTGGCTCGTCGTACCAGGCCAGGGCGGCGGTGATGATCATGGCCGCTCTTCCGGTGTGGCGAGGCCGCGTACGAAGGCATAGGCCAGCGCACTACCCACCAGCGTCTCGATGATCAGCAGGGTCACCACGCCTTGCCAGCTGTCGAGCCGATAGGCGGTGGCTAGGGCCACCAGGTTGAGGATGACCAGCACGGCGATCACAGCGGTCGCACCCTGACGTCGACGCCGGGGCCCGCCATGTCGGCGTAGCGCTTGCTCAGGGTCAGGTCGACGACCTGGGCGTCGTCGGTCCACACCACGCCCGTCAGAGCATCGAGGATGGCGCGCGCCAGCTTGTCGAGGTCGGGCATCCCGATGGGCAGCTCCGGTGCTCCGGCGCGCAGGACCGCTGCGCGGCTGCCGGTCCCGTAATGGCCCTTCGGCCGCGGCCAGCGGAAGGCGAGCTCGATGGCGACGCCATCCTCGAGCACCGCATCGTCGCCCATCGCGGTCATGGCACCCTGCCGCACGTCGGCGCGCCACGGCGCGACCCGGGGCGAGGACTCACGAAACCGCGGCTTGCCACCCTTCGATGCCCCGAGGTAGGACTTCGAGCCCTGCGGCGCCGGCATCCCGCGCACGGTGAAGGTGATCATCTCGACGAGTGCCCCACGTGCCAGTCGCCGCACGAGGCGCAGTGGTAGGTGTTCAGCTTGCGGGGCCGCTTGTCGCCCAGCCCGCGCAGGCGGCGCAGATGCTCGCGCGCCAGGTGGCGGCTGGCATAGCGCTTCTTTCCCGACGCGCAGGCGACGTGGATCCACGGCGGTGCCAGCCCGGCGTTCTTGCGCCGCCGCGAGCTATTCGATCGGCTCATCGGGAAGCTCGTCGAAGAGGGGGTCGTCGCTGTCGCGCAGCCGCTCATAGGGCGCCCGCTTGGAGATGAGCCCAGCCTGGTGCAGCCGCCCCAGCGCCTTGTAGGTGCCGGCCCGCGACAGGCCGGTCCCGATCGTGATCTCGTCGACCGTGCGGGCCCCAGAGTCGATCGCGCCCAGCACCCGCCCGTCGGTGGTCTGTCGCCTGGTCTGCGAGGTCGTCTCGTCGGCGACCACCGTCAGCCCGCCGGCCTGCTGCTGCTCGAGGATCAGCGCTGAGTGCGGGACTCGCTTCAGCAGCTCCCAGCGAATGCGGCGCTCGCCGAGGCTGCGCACGATGGCGACCACGTCGGGCGTCTGGCCCCACTGGCCGCGCACGTCCTCGATGGTCGACGGCGCCCCGCGCTGCGGGCCCTGGCTCTTGCGGTTGTGGTGCACCAGCACCGTGGCCAGCGTCGGGTAGTCGACCTTCAGCTGCTTCAGGAAGCGGAGCATCGAGCGGAAGGCCGGGTCGTCGCGCAGCTCCTTGCCGCCATGCATCTCGCTGACCGGGTCGAGGATGATCAGGTCGAGGCCGAGGCCGATGATCAGCCCGCGGATCCACCGCTGCCAGCGCTCCTGATCGAGCTCCACCCCGGCTAGGCTCAGGCGCCAGACGTTGACCATGTCCGCGCGCTTCAGCTCGAGGAAGCCGAAGAGCGCCTCTTCGCGGCGCCACTCCTCGCGCTCGCCGTTGTCCTCCTCGAGGATCAGCACCTTCAGCGGATGGGCGACGGTGTAGTGATCGAGGAAGGTGCGGCCCACCGCGGCGCACATCGCCAGCTGGCGGGCGACCCACGACTTGGCCGCGCCCGGTAGGCCGGTGATCATCACCGTCGTGCCCGGGCGTATGAAGCCCTCCACCAGCCAGGAGTCGCTGTTGTCCGGCTCGCCGATCTCGTCCAGGCTCTGGGGTCGCGGCCCCGTCCCGATGGCCTCGACGTCGTCGAACTTGCGGCGCAGGCGGTCGAAGGCCGCGCTCTGCTGCTCGTCGGGCTTGGCGCCCTCCTGCCAACTGAAGATGATCGGCGGCAGCCCCGCCGCCCTGGCTTCGACGTGGACCTGCTCGATAGCGAGCTCGAGCGGTGTGGGCGACGAGGCGCTCGGCTTCGTGCCGTTGTCGGGTTGCACCGCCTTCCTGGGCCGGACGCGCGGGTCGGGGCGTGGCGGCATCGGTCAACTCAGTCCGCATCGGTCCAGGAGCTCCATGCGCTCAGCGCGCACTAGGCTGGCCTCCATGAACAGGCGCTGCGCGGCGGCCCGGGCGGCCGGGGTCGGGATCAGCTCGACGAACCGCGCCTGCTGGCGCAGGGCCTGCTCCTCATCGCGCAGCGCGATCAGTTGCTCGACATCGCGGGCCATGGCGGGCGACAGCATCTAGCCGCCTCCCCATTCCGGATCCTTCAGGTCCTCGAGGATGCGAAGGCCGGCGCGAATGAAGGTCGCTGCGCGGCGTGTTTGCTTGCAGCGGCCGCACAGTCGGGCCCGCCGCCCGACGTGTCCTGGCTCGACAACAGGCAGGGGCCTACCACAGGGACATGCCCTGTGGTTTGTGTACTCAAACTCCCTCGGGCCCGAATCGCCCGAGGATGCTGGGACATGGTCGCCCGGAGGAAGGCTGAAAGCGGCCATTACAGTGCCGTTACCGGGCGGTCGTCTGGAGCCGCCCCTCCATGACCTGCAGCCCCGCTCGGTCGATGCAGGGCCGGCAGGCACGCTGGGCCAGGCCGCTGGTCACCGGCTGCCGGCGGGGCCGTTCGCAGGCCCGGAAGCAGAGCGCCGCGTCGCCATGGGGCGGCACCAGGTGCGCCGTGCCATCGCGCACGGCTGCCCAGCGCCAGCCAAGATCGAGGAGCAGCTGATAGGTCTCGGGCTGCTCGGGCATTCCCCACGACTCAGTCGCCGAGGAACGCGATGCTGACCTGGCTGCGGGGATCGACATCGAAGTCGACGTGGCGGCCCGGGATGGCGGTGCGCGTGATCCGGAAGCGGCCGATCCGCACGGCGTGGCCATCGGGCAGCTCGAGCTTGGCGATGCCGACCTTCGTCGCCTCGTTGGCTTCCTTGTAGGCCTTGCGCTGCTCGCTCAGCGCCGACTTCTCGACCTGGCGCTTCTCGAGCGCGTCCTCGAGCTCGGCGTCCTCGATGGTGGTCTCGTCCATGCCGGTCTGCGGCTGGACGACGGATAGGTCTCGCTTGGCCACGGGTCAGTCCTCCTATGGGGTGGGGTCGTATTCGCCGGCGTGGCACCTGAGGCCCCAGGCGACCCACTCGGCCACCCCGACCTCGTCGGGCTGCTTGCCGTAGGCGGCGGTCACCAGTGGGTCGATCACGTCCCAGCTCTTCAGACCGCGGGCCTCGGCGATCGGCCACACCCAAAGCGTCGAGGCGTCGACGTCGAGGTTGGCCGGCAGGCGGCGCATGAGCTTGTCGAGGCCTTCCCACTCGCTGTCGCTCAGCGAGGTCATCGACCAGGCAGCGACGCCATCGGGCGGGATCCTCTTCAGCGCGGCGCCGATCAGGTGCAGGCCGTCGTGGTCGATGCTCTTCTCGGCAGCGGCGGCGTGGACCCGCGCCGGCCAGTAGCCCTCGTCGTCGGGTGTCTTCGTCTGGCGAGCAGGGGGGGATTCCTGCCCGCCAGGCTCGGCGGCGAGCTTCTCGCCGCACTGGCTGCAGACCACACCCGCGCGAGTGCCCACGCGCAAGTCCTCTGGGTGGTCGCAGGCAGCATCATTCGACAAGGCGGTGGAGGGCTGGGCAGTGCCGCCCTCCACCGTTGGCTCCTCGTCGGCCGGGCTCACGTCCCGGTCGGCCGGTGCAGGCGCCTCGCGGGCGGTCACATCCGTCACCTGCGCCGGCTGTTCAGTCGACACCGGGACAGGAGGGGTCGCCGCCGGCGGTGATTCGGCTCCCTCCTGCCCCGGCTGTTCAGTGCTCCGGCGCGTCCGGCCGGAGGCGGGGATGTCGGGCGCCGCATTGCGGCGGCGCGGGCGCGGCTGCGGGGCGGCCGACTGCTCGGCGATCGACGGCCCGCCGCCTGGCAGCTGCGGCACCGGCGTCAGTGGCGCTCGCGGCGTGTCGACCAGCTGCAGCGGGGTCAGCGCCCCGGCCAGCAGCTGCGCCGGGCTGACCTCGATGTCGAGCACCGGCACCGCGAAGCGGAACGTCTGCGGCTTGCCCTTCTCGTCCGGCCGTTTCACCGAGCGCTGCTCGAGGCGCAGCCGCGCGGGCAGGAGGGCACCCCGCCCGGCGGCTGCCTGAATGACCTGCACCGCGCCCGCGAGCTCGACGGCGGCGTAGTAGCCCTGGGTGTCGATGCGCCACACGCCCAGCCCGGGCAGGTCGCGCAGCATGACCGACAGGCGGGTGTGGATGTCGCACTCCCGGTTGGCGGGGTCGCAGAGGCACTCCTGGTCGCTGAGCGACTCCCAGGCCCCGTCGCAGCGGCGCTTGCAGCCGCCGGCGCTCCACAGCTCGTAGGACTGGCTGAAGGACAGGTCGGAAGGCGGCACGATCACGTCGAGGCTGCTGACCTTCGTGATCACCTGCCACTGCTTGCCGGCCGGCGCGGCCCACTCGGTGACGTCGCCGCCGTAGGCCTTGGCCGCCTGCTCGATGCGGAGCTTGTCGGCGCTGGTCAGGCGGAAGGTGTCGAGCTTGGACGGGCGGGTGCCACCGCGCTCGGTGGCCACCTGCTGCCCGATCCGGATGCGCCCCGACTCCACGATGCGGCGCTGCAGGTCGATGATGGCCATCAGAAGGGGATGTCGTCGGCGCTGCCGACCGCTTCCATCTCGGCTGCAGCCGCCTCGATCGGGTCATGCGGCGCGGGGCGGTCGCTCACGGCCAGTGGCGCCGGCTCCCAGGCGGCAGTGATGGCCTCACGGAACCATGTCGACGCGCAGTACTGATCCTCGAAGGTCAGGAGCGAGCCGGTGTTGGGATCCGGGTGAGCGAACTGTCGCCAGCCTTCGGGCAGGGTGGCCAGGTCAGCGGGAAGGGTGTGGTCGACGACCTCGGTGCGATGGCATCGGTCGCATTCCACGATCGTCTGATTGCGCTTCACGTCACGAATCCTCTAGCTGGTAGCAGTGGGTCGCCCATGACCGTGCGCGACATCTGAAACACCCAGCGCGCGGCGTCCTGCACGGCGAGGTAGGCCTCGAACACCGACTCGTCGCAGACGATCGGGAAGGCCTCGCAGGCCTCCGGGGTGATGTGGATCACGAGCCCGGTATCGACCTCGGGCACCGGTACCGCCATGGCGCGTTCGTCGGGACCGAGCAGGTAGTAGCGGCGCCGGAACTTCTCGAGCCGCCGCGGACGCCACACGGCCGCGTACTTGGCGTGCCGGTAGGCGGCCAGTTGCAGCCCGTCCTGCTCGGGGTAGGGGCTGGTCGGCTTGCCCTTCGAGTCGCGGGCCTTGCGGGTCGACTTGTAGTCCCCCAGGTAGCGGATGGCATCGGTCCCGGGCAGCGTCGGGGAGCCGTGGCCGCCGATGGTCAGGAAGGCGTCGGCGGTGCCGGCGTAGCCGAGCTCGGGGTGGTAGACGGTGACCTCGACCGCCTGGTAGGACGGGCTGAAGCGCTGCAGCCAGCCGTCGAACTGGTCGAGGAAAGGCCGGACCTCGTCGTCGACGACGGGCCGCACGCCGGTCAGGGCGTACTCCTCGACCGCAGTGTGGATGTCGGTGCCCAGCTCGTTGGCGCTGCGCAGGCCCTTCGGACGGCGGAATCGCGCCTCGGCCAGCCACTTCAGCGCGGGGCAGTCGCTGTCGCGGTGCAGGCAGTTGGGGTCGTCATCGGCCAGCATGCCGCGCCAGGTGGCCTCGAAGTGCAGGGCCGCCTTGGCGGTCTCCTCGGCCGACCAGAAGATCAGGCCGCTCTTCTCGAGCACCTTCAGGATGGTTGTGACCGACCACAGCTGCAGGTCGTCGTCCTGGGCGGAGGCGTCCTCAATGGCGGGCTGCCCGAGCTGCGGAGCGGGGACGGCGGCGAGGGCGGTCATGCCGCGGGCCTAGCGATGGCGGTGAGGAGTTGGCGTCCGATGAGCTCCGTGTAGTCGGGGGGGATCGCCTGGCTCAACTCCTTCACGTTCATCCAGTCGATGCCCATGGCCATCTTTCGAGCCTCCTGCTCACCCTTCGCGTGGGTGTTGCCGTAGACCGCCACGTAGCGGGTGCGAATGTCCTGGCGGCCCTGACGCAGGGCCTGGCGAATAGAAGCGGAGCCGAAGGCCACATTCACAGTGCGCGGAAGTTGGCGGTGCGCGCACGGTGGGACCAGTAGCGCGACATTGGCCTCGAACAGCCGATGCCGGCGCCGCGGACGGCCAAATGAAGAACCGCACAGCCGCACGGGATGGATGAGCGGGGCACCGACCACGTTCTCGATTACGTAAATGCCGCCCCACCCCAGCAAGCGATCGCGAATCGGCTCAATCAGGCGGGGATACTCCCGGCCTCGATTCGACGGGAAATGGCGTAGCGGCCCGTAGGCCTGGCACGGCGGGCTGGCATGGACCGCATCGAAGTCTTCCAGCGGGAAGGTCAGCGCGTCCGCCTGGTGGAACTCGAAGGGGTAGTGCGGCTGGGGTTCGATGTCGACACCGACAACTTCGAAACCGGCACGGCTATAGCCCATCGATGTCCCCCCCCGCCTTGCAGCAGAGATCGAGCAGGCGCGGCCTGATTGTCACCGGCCCCACGCCTCGCGGGCCTCGGCCTCAGTCGGGCAGCGCCCGTCGTGCAGGTCGGTGGCGTAGCCGCAGGCGGGGCACCACACCTCACCCTCGTCGATGACCGCGACCAGCTCCTCGCCGTGCTCGACGATGCCGGCCCGGGCGCGCAGGGCGCCGGCGCTGAACCACTCCGGCTCGCGGCGGATCAGGGTGCCGTCAGGGCGCCGCTCGGCGGACCAGTTGCCGCGGCCCGAACCGTCCGGGTTGGCATAGCCCACGATCTGCTCGCTCACCGCAGCGGGCCCAGGGCCTGCGCGATCGCCTCGCCCAGCTGGCGGCCGATGCCGTCAGCCAGGACCACGAAGGCAATGAACAGGACGACGGCGACGGTGCCCCACAGGAGGGACTTCGGGCTGGTCATCGGATAGACTCCTTTTCGTTGGACCGCCGGCGAGCGTTCGCGTGCTATGACCCGGCGGTCTGGCTTTGTCAGGCGTCGACGACGGCCTGACGGGTGACCGTGATGTGGTGCTCCCGCATGAAGCGGTGGACGCTGGTCCGGTGGCGGTTGAGGATCCGGGCGGCCTCGGTCACGTTGCCGTTGGCCTCCTCGAGGGCGCGCTGCACGCGCTCATGGGTGAGCTCGTCACCCCTGGCGCAGGCCTCGCACTCAACCGTGTCCACGTCCGTCATGCCTCGACTGTAGCAGGAAACGCCACGGAGTGTAGCGTCTGCTTACACCACCTGCAAGGCGATTCCTGCGATACCTGTTGCATGGCGTGCTACAGTCGTGGTCCTTGCTGGTGACAGAACGCACCACTTTCTCCGCGCTGCTGCAAGAGGTCATGGCATCGAAGGGGGCGACGGAATGGTCGAAGGTGCTCGACGTCGACCGCACCACCGTGCACAAGTGGTGGTCGGGCGACGCCTTCCCGCGCGGCCGTCAGCTCGAGGCAATCGCGCGCGAGACCGGGCGCCAGCTGCGATTCGTGGCGGATGACGAAGAAGCCGCCCCGCCCAAATGGGCGGAGCGGCTGGCGGATGAGACCGCGTCGAAGATTATCGCGGCGCTGGCACCGGACGATCTGATGAAGGCTGCGGCGCTGCTGATCGCACGGCTCGAAGCGCTGCCGCCGCCTCACGGCGATTCGTCTCCCGACTCTGGCGCAGCACCAGATCCGGGCGCCTCAGAGCGACCAGCGCCAGGAGACGAGTCACCTCGTGGCTGAAGCGGATGGCCTCGTCGATCACGGGCGTCCCTCCCTAGAACATCTGCCCGTCATTCGCGCCACCGGGCAGCTGTGGCGAGGCACTCAACTATATTGCAACCGCGACGTGACAACGACTAGACCCACTGCGGTGGGTTGTGGTGCGATGACGCACCCGTAAGTACGTGGGGAGGAACAGGGTGAAGCTCTGGCGCCAACTGAGTGGGTCGCAGCGGATCCTGATCGTCCTAGTCGCGGTCATCGCCGTGGTGATCGTGGTCAACGCTCTTTCGAAGCCGACGGCGGACAGCGGCTCGGCGAGCGACTATGTTGACCGCTATGGCGGCTCGGACACTGTCTACGCTCAGATCGCGGCTGACACCGACTGCGACAGCCTGCAGGAGACCTTCGACCGCGCGGCCGCCAACAACGACACGGCCGCGGCGGGAAGCGCCGAGGCTCGTTGGACGACTGGCTACATGACCGCGGCCGACGAGCGCATGCGGGCGATCGGCTGCTATTGACCGTGGAGCGCACGCTGCCCGCGCTGACAACCATCGACCGGCTGCTCGTGCATCGCATCCTGGCCGGCGCGTTCATCGCATTCGGGCTGGTGATGGTGACGCAGCATGGCCTCGCGACAGCCGTTGTGGGCTTCGGGCGCGATGCGATCGGTTACTACGACGCCGGCGTGCACATCCGGACCGACCAACCGCTCTACTTCGACGACGGGGCGCCATTCGGCTCCGAGGTCTTCCTATTCGCGCCGTGGTTCGCCTGGGCCTGGGTGCCGCTGAGCTTCCTGCCGCGCGACCTGGTCCTGGCGGGCTGGGTGCTGGGCATGTGTGCCGCGACCGTCTGGGCGGTGGCGCCCTTCTTCCGGCTCGGGCTGGCGGGCATCGCTCTGGGCTCGCTGCTCGGCTACACCCTTTCCCAGGGTGCCTTCTGGGGCAACGTCATGCCGCTGCTGGTCGGCGTCCTGATCCATTCGCACGGCCGCCGCTCGTTCCCCGTCTGGGTCGGTCTGGCGGCCTCGTTGAAGATCCTGCCGATCCTGTATGTCTGGCCGGACTTGGCCGCGAGACGCTGGCGCCGAGTGGCGGTCGCCATCGGCATCGCGGCTGCGCTCTGGGCGCCCGCGCTGCTGTATGGCCTCTCTGACTACCCGACCGGGTTCACACCGACCATGTCGCTGCTGTGGCTGTCAGGCTGGGTGTGGGCCGGGGTGGCTGCGCTGGCGGTGATCGCCATGATCGCAGCCAGCCGGACGCGCTATCGCTGGCTGGCGACGACGCTGGCCATTCTGGCCCTCTACCCGCGCCTGCACTTCCACTACATCGGCCTGCTGGGGGTGGGCCTACGCCGGAATCCGCATGATGAGGAGCGTTGTGAAGCCCGCCTGCACGACGTGGGTGCCGTTCGTTGACGTCCTGGCGCCCACCAGCTTGACGATGTACTCCTCACTCGCATTCAGAGCATCTCGGCTGTGGGCATACACGCTCCACCGACCGGCGCTGGCGCATTTGACGTGAGCCTCAGCGGCCATGGTGGCGTCGATGTAGGTGCGCAGCTGGCAAACGGCCGTCCCGCCAGTCGTGACGTCAACGTCCCACATCGCCCAGGTCAGCAGGATCTCGTTCGTGTCAGGCGTGAAGGTGATCGTCGCGCCCGCGACATCGGCCTCAGCAACCGCGAGGGTGAGGTTAGCGGAGGCGGCCACCTCAGCCGTGACATATGAGGCGACTGACGCCGACTCGGCCACATCATCCCAGCTCGACCCGTTGTCGCGCTGCATCTTCACCAGCGTCGTGTCGAAGAAGAGGCGCCCCGCGATCGAAGCGGCTGGTCGGTTGGCAGTAATGTCGCGCAGGACGACCGATGCCAGGGTGCTCATGATGGCCGCCTACCGGGAGGGAGCAGCTGCACGTCGGTCAGCCGCGCGACCGTGGCCTTACGTTTGGCTGGCTCGTAAGCCTGGCACTTGCACAGGTGAGCCTTCTTCCCGGCGACTATCACGGCGTTGCACGGATCGTGGCGGTTGAGCGGGTGGCCACAGCCCTTTCGTTCACACGGGAATAGATCAGCCATCAGTTGGGTACTCCTACGACTACGACGATGTCGCCTCCGGCGAAGATGAAGTTGCTGGCCCCGTCGGTCAGGGGCTCGTCATGGACGGTTGTGCTGCCCATGGCCGCGCCGAGCTCCTGCAGCTGGGCCTCGACGTCGGTGCCGGTGAAGTAGCCGCCGGCGTCGGCAGCCGAGATGGCCGAGGCGTCGTGCGCGTCAGTGGCGTCGTCGGTGTGCTGGTCAAGGACGAGCAGGCCATTGAGCGCCTCGACCGCCGCCAGGACATCGTTGGCGGTGATCCCGCGCGCACCATTCTCGAAGAGGTCGCGCGTGATCTGAGCCTCGTCGGCCGTCCCGAACTCGGCCCGCGGCACGACCCCGATGACCTGCAGCGGGGCCTGAGCGATGACATAGGCGAAGTCGGTCACGTCGTCGTAGTCGGGCGTGCCGTAGTCGATGCCGCCGACGGTGATGTTGGGGTTGATCGCCAGAATGGCCGCGCCCTCGGCGCCGCTGGCATTCATGGCGACCCGGCTGACTATGCCGTTGTCGACCACGAACTGCGCCAGCTCCTCCTGGGTGGCGACGCTGGCGATCTTGTTGTCGAACTGATAGGTGACGTCGTAGGGCTTCAGCGCCTCAACGATCTCATCGAGGGTCGGCACGTCGAGGGTGGTGCCGTGGCGGCCGGCGTCGTAGCCATCGCCGCCGTCGATATGCCCGGCCTTGATCGTGGCCAGGGTCGCCGCTGACACGTCGCCGGTCAGGTTGGTCGTCCGGTTTAGCGTCGCGTCGTGAAGGATGACCCACACGCCATCGGACGTCTTGCGCAGGTCGAGGTCGACGCGATGCGCGCCGCGCAGGATCGCCTGGCGGTAGCCCTCGAGCGTGCCCTCCGGGTAGCCGTCGGTCGGATTCATGTCGCCGGAGTGGGCGACGATCAGGAAGGGATGATGCGTTTCGATGTCTGACAGCCGAACGGTGCCGCTCGTCGGGCCGGCCTCGGTGCCCCACTCAACCCCGCCTTGACCATCCGGGTGGAGGACGAGCGACGTATCGCTCTCGTTGGTCTTCAGCGTCTCGATGATGTGCAGGTGATCGCCGCGTGTGGCGCATGGATCCGTGCCGGTCAGAGAGTTGGCCCACAACTCGACCTCGCCGATATCCCAATCTGAGGTCGGATCTGTTGCGCCAGCCGTCGCCCGGAAGAGCCAGTAGCGGTAGGTGTGCTGGGTGCCGAATCCGATCTCGCCCGTGTCGCTGCTGACACCCAGCCCGCTGAAGCTGGTGAGCAGCGTCCAGCCGTTGGCGGCAGGGTCGGCGCTGATCTTGCCGGCTGGCAGCCAGGCCCAGGCCGCATCGTCGTTCGAGCCGTAGATACTGACCGCTGAGGCCCAATCAACGGGGTCACTGTGGGCGAGGTAGCGATAGGCGTCGACGGTCTCCGCCCCGGCGGTGTCAGCGGCCAAGTAGTCCTCGGCCACGGCACCAGAGGCGACGTGGGAAAAGGCGATGGCCGTACCATCGACCGCATTCTCGCGCGGGAAAGATGCGTTTTCGCTGGCTGACTTCAGGTATGAGCCGGACAGCCCGAGCAGGACGTTTCGTCGTGGTCTACACAGCCTGAACTGCGAACCCGCCGCTCCCTGTGCCGCCTGGGTGGGGGACCAGTTGAAGGTCGACCCGATCCCGACGATGACGACATAATCGCCGTTGGCGTCCCTGCCCGTCTTCAGGCGCCAGGTGATCGAGGCGACCGGCGTCGCCTCTTCGTTGGAGTCGTAGGTTCCCGTGCCGGTGTGATGGGTGATCGTGTCGCCCAGCCAGAAGTGGCCGTCGACGATATCTGGCGCCGGCTCATAGATGCCCACCGTCGGGTCGTCCCCGTGGTCGTGCAGCGGGATCTCCCAGGCATCGGTCTGGCGCTTGCGGCGCTCGATGTGGGCCAGTCCGGCGGCGTCGAGCTGGGTCGGGTCCGAGGCCTCCGGCACGGCCAGGAAACCCCAGCGCACGACCTCGCCGGCCGACCAGTCCGGATCCACCACTGTGCGATAGCTGAACTCGGCGCCCCCGACCAGGAGGTGCGAGACGTAGACCGAGCCGCGCACGTTGCGCGCGATCGCCTTGGCCGCGTTGACGCCCTTCTCGAGGCGCACGGTGCCGGCGCCGAAGGCGCCTGAGCGGTCGGTGCCGTGGGTCAGATAGGCGTTCAGCTTGAAGAGGTAGGTGAGCTCCCAGACGACCCCGCCCAGCTGATCCATGCGGATCAGCAGGGTCAGGCCGTCATCGCCCACGTCGGCACCCTGGGCCTCGCCGTCGAGGAATGGCACCGCGGCCCCGTTGCTGTCCAGGTCGTAATCGAACGAGCTGTGGTCGACCTCGTCGATGCCGCTCGGGCTGTTGAGCAGCATCTCGACGACCGCCCGCTTGTACATCGGGATCGGGTGCGCGTTCGAGGCGCCGGCGAAGTTGCCCTGGCTGTCGAGGTCCCAATAGCCGTCGATCGGATTCTTACCTCCGAGGAGGTTCGAATCGTTGTCCATCATGCCGCGCTCGAGATAGGCGAGCTGGCTGCGCCCGACCCACTCCATCCACTCGTCGCCGGGCCCCTCAGCAGCTGAGAGGTCGATGGGCGCGCCGTCGAGGAACGCGCCACCCACCACGCCGGCGTCGGTGTGGACCAGGAGATAGCGGTCCTGTTCGAGCAGCGCCGCCTGAGTGAGGTGGCGGTTGATCTTGCCTTTGAACTTGCCCGTTCCGTGCTCGTCGACCCTGTACTCGAGCTCGGTCCACTCATTGACCGTGCCCAGCGACTTCGAGGCGATGTGCGCCTCCTCGGTGGGCAGGTCGTTCGGGGCATAGACGGTCGTGTAGAGACGCGCCGTCACGAGCTCAGATCCCACTCCGGCGGATCGGTGGCGTCGAACTCGATGTCAAACTCTCGGATCTCGCCGCCGACTGCGGTCGGGCCCACGAAGCGCAGGAAGCCGGCCGAGATGGTGTCGCCGTCGGAGGTCAGCATCACGTCCTCCCGGGCAGCCACGTCGCAGGCCGTCTTCAGCGCCTGAAAGCGGGTGGCGTAACTGGCCCGGCGCGCCTCCGGCGTGGCCCCATCGCCCCACACGATGCCGTGATAGCGCACCAGCAGGTGCTCGTCCTCGAAGGGGTCGGCGGTGGTGTACAGCCCAACCCTGCCGGGGATCAGGACGCGCGTGCCACGGACCGCCGCCACGCCCTCCACCGGGCCGCCCTCAACGATATCGAACCAGTAGCCCTCGTCCATGTCCTGCACATCGATGGCGCCGATCAGCTCGCTCATCCCCAGGTGTCTCCCAGCTTCTCGAGCTCCTCGATGGCCTCACGCTTGGTCCCGACCGTCTTCGGCACGCCCTCGACGTTGAGGATCCACTGCTGGGTCAGGCCGGTCCCCGACACACCACCCAGCGCCGCCTGGCCAGCCGCTCCGACACCCCCCAGCGCCAGCTGTGGCGGGCGCATGGTCAGCGCCTGAGCGGCGCGGCCCAGCACGTCATCGAGGACGCCGCGATCGCCCTTCAGCCCGCCGGCGAAGACGTCCCAGAAGCCGAAGGCGGTCGTGATGCCGCGCAGCGGCGACTGCGGATCCCTCGGCTCGGAGCCGGCGAACTGGTTGCGGACCAGTTGCAGGGCGTACTGCGCGGCGGTCCTAGCCGATGCGCCCCCCGCTCGCAGGCCGGCGGCGTAGGCCGCCATGTCGACCTCACCGGCGCGCCGGAACTCGGTCTCGGATCTGAGCGCTCCACTGGCCGCGCGCCGCGCCTCCGCTGCGGCACGGCCGGCCGCCCCAGACTGCAGGCGCAGCTGCTCGGCGAAGGTCGTGCCGGAATCGACGGCGGCGTCGGCGGCGCCCGACTCCAACAGCTCGAGCTGCTCGAGCGCGTCCGCCTGGACGGCCAGCGCGGCAGCCCTCACGTCGGCTCGCTCGTCGCGCAGGCCGGCGGCCAGCTCCTTCGAGGCCAGCACGCCCTTCAGGTGGGCGATCTTGGCCGCGTCCGACAGGCTCTCCTCCATGAGAGTCGTCAGCTCCTCCATGCCCGATTCGACGTCGGCCTGACCATCCTTCAGTGCCTGAGCAAGATCACCGGGCAGCGCGCGGGCATCAACCACCGCGGCCTTGTGCGCTTTGTCCCATTCAGTCTCGACAACCGAGGCCATTGAACGGGCTCCGGTCTCGACCGTGCTGGCGGCGCTCTCCATCGCCCCGCCCATCGCCATGTAGTGCGAGGCTGCGGCGTCGGCGTTGCCGGCCATCTCGACGGCCGCGTTGCCCGCCTCGATCTGCGCGTCCTTCAGCTCCTCGAGGCGCCGCCGCATCTCGCTGACCCCGAACAGGTCCTCGAGGGCACGCCAGGCCTCACCGATGTCGTGGGCGACGGCGCCGGTCACGTCGAGCAGCAGTCGTAGGGCCGGCACGACCACGTCCTTGGCGAAGCGCGATAGCTCGAGCATGAGCGGCAGCAGCGCCTCGCCGAGCTCAGCGGAGACATTCTCCATTTCGGCGGCGAGGGTGCGCTGCGTGTTCGCCAGCCCGTCCGACGTGCGCTCGTAATCGCCCTGCGCATTGGTCGTCTGCTCGAGGATCAGGGCGTAGCGGGCCTGCACCTTGGCCGCCTGGCTGACCTGACCGGTGGAGGCGGCGAGGCCCATCTCGACCGCCTTGGCGGCGACGGCGGTCTCGGTCAGGTTGACGCCCAGCGCCCGCAGCGGCTCGGCTTCGCCGACCAGCCCGGCGCGCAGCTTCTCGAGCGCGTCCTCGACGTTGATGTTGTTGAAGCTGGCCAGGTCGGCGCCCAGCTGCAGCACGCTCTTGCTCATGTCGACGGTGGCGCGGTCGCTCAGGCCAAGCGCGTCGAACAGGTTGCCGAAGGTGCCGACCATGCCGAGCGCAGCCTTTTCAGACAGCCCCATGTTCTGCGCTGAGTCCTTGGCGAAGTCCTCGATCTCGCCAGCCAGCTCACCGAACACGACCCGGACCTTGCTCAGATTCTCGGCCCTGTCCGAGGCGTCGTCGATCGCCGTGGCGGCGATGTTCATGGCCCCGGCGATCGTGCTGCCGACCATCTGATAGGCGCTGATCCCGGCACCCACCCCGATGCCCTGCATGATCGCCCCGAAGGAGGACGATTTGCCGAGGCGGTCGAAGGTCCCTTGGACGCGCCCGGTCCAGCCCTTGGCCTTCGCCTCGCCGGCCTGCAGGCCCGCGTCGAACTGGCGCTGGTTGGTCGCGAGCTCCAGCTCGGCGCGGCCCAGCGACTCGGTCATGGCCGCTTCACCCGCCGCACGCCGATTCCGTGCGTCGCCGCGATGCCGACCTGCCCCTGGCGGGTCCGGACACGCACAACGTGGCGACCGCCGGCCTCATCCCGCCACGTGCGGAGCTGGGCCCGACGGTCGCCATCGGTCATGAACGATATGGAGCTGCGCGCGGCGGCCTCGAGGGCCTCACCGGCGTCGATCTGCGGCAGCTTGCGGGCGTGGGCGACGAGCAGCGGCAGCGGCATCGTCAGCCAGACCTCCGGCCCCGCCGCCTGGTAGAAGCGCTGGAGCCGTGGGAGGAGGTCGGCGAGGTCGAGCGGCCCGCCCTCGTCCTGGCGGCTGCGCGGGCCTTCGAGCTCTTCTGCAACGCGGCCCGCAACGTCGCCCTCGTGAAAGCGTCCAGGATCCCCAGACGCTGTATGTCGTTGAGCTTGGCCATCACCTCCGGCGGGATCGGGTCGAACATGATGAGGCCGACTCCCTCGCTGATCAGCTCGCCGAGGCGCTCGGCCTGCTCTGGGGTCGCCTTGCCGTCGGCCTCGCTGCGGATCCCGGCGATCTCGTCGCGCGCCCGCTCGATGCGGGCCAGGTCAACGAGATTGAGGTCCATGTCGGCCCGGTAGCGGTACTCGACCCCGTCGACCCGTATGAACGAGCGGACGGGCTCGAGCGAGCCAAGGTCGAGGACCGGCTTAGCGGTGGTCGTCGCGGGCATGGTGGTTCTGTGCCTCCGGGGCTCTGAACTCAACGCGGATGCCGATCTGCGCCAGGATCGCGGCGCGGGCCCGCATGGCGGCCCGAGCTGCTTCCCGATTGGCCGACTCCGCCCGCTTGTGAGCGCGGGCGGCGTCGTACAGGGCGTCAGCGGCGGCTGTGGCGATCGCCTGTGCCGTCGTCACGAGTGGGGGCCTACGAGGCCTCGGCGTCCTGAATGACCAGCCGCCCGAACCGCTCGTCTTCGCTGACGGCGTCGAGGTCCTCGAGCGCCATGAACTCGCAGAGCAGGCCGGCGGGTCCGTTCTTGCGGTAGGCCGGGGCGGGCGTGCCGGCGGCGTAGGCGCGCGGCACCTCGTACTGCATGGCCAGGTCGTCCCCGTAGGGCGAGCCGTTCAGGGAGCGGACCAGTAGGGCGTGGGTGGCGACCACCACGCCGCGGCGCAGGGGCACTGAGCGCGTGCCAGGCGTGCCTGAGCCAGCCGGAGTGTCGGTCACATCGGCGTCGTTCAGCAGCTTGGCGTAGGTCTCGGCGCTGACATCGAAGACAGTCAGCGCGATCTTCAGCTCCTCGGCCGTGCGCCAGGCCTTGATATTGCCGGTGCTCTTCCCGCCCCGGAAGGTGCTGAAGGTCTGGGAATGCTCGACGGTGACCCCGCTGTCGTCGCCCTGGTTGTCGGCGCCGTTGACGCCGAGCAGCTCCCAGCCGGGTGGCGAGGAGGTCGACGGGTCGACGTCGACGTCGGGGAAGGCGGTTCCGTCCGGGGCGAGCCACACCTCGAACGGCGACGCCAGGATCTCATACGGCTCTGCCATGGGTGATCAGTCCTCCTCGCCGCTGTCGGCGTGCTCGTCCGCCTTCGTGGCGGTCCTGTTGGCCGGCTCCGGGTCAGCGATGACCTGGAGCGTCATGGATGGGTCGCGCGCCAGCTGCTTGTAGAGCTCGTCGCTGATCTCGGTCGGCACGCCGCGACGGATCCGATGCTTGCCGGCAGCCAGGACGTGCCCCGGGCCGGTGTAGATGATGGTCTTCACTCAGGCGACCTCCTGCTCGGCGTAGAGGGCCACGTAGGTGCGGATGACCCGTGGCCAGTGGGTGACCGGCTCGCGCAGCGCCACGAAGCCGGAGCTGACGGTGTAGCCGTGGATCAGGACCGAGACGGGGTCGCCATTCTCGTCGTCGTAGATGACCGTCTCGCGGCGCACGGCCTTCAGCTCGTCGTGGACGATGCGGGCCAGGCGCCGCGCCAGGAATAGGGTCTCGGCGTAGCAATCGACGTCGATGCGCTGGCCGCCCAGCGGCAGGTAGCTGCTGTCTCCCGGCCCGATCCCGCCGGCCGACTGCAGCGCGATGGCGGCCTTCGGCATGCTGGTCACGAAGTCGTCATCGTTTGGCAGCTCCTCGCCGTAGACGGTGTCCACCTCATCGCTCACCGCCTGGCGGGCGGCCAGCAGCGCGGCGGTGGCGGCGATCGGGTCTGCGCTCATCTCATGCGGCTCCTGATGCGCTGCACTAGGCCCGGCCTGTAGGTGGCGTCGGCGGCTCTGACCAGGAAGTGCCCGCCGGCGCGGCCGCGCACACCCTTCTCGATGAACAGGTAGCGCCATCCGGCCGGATGCTCGGGGTCAGCGCCCCAGCGGCCGACCACGCGCGAGCCCTCGTCCTGCACAGGACGGGGGTGCTGACGCACGGCCTCGGCGGCTTGGCCAGTCCGGCGCCAGGTCTCAGCGGCGGCCTGCTCGCTGGCGGCCTCCATGGTGTCGGCGATCGCGCCGCGGCTGGCGGCACGCACGCGGGCGCTGATCTGCTTCCCACGCCAGACGAGCGGCATCAGCTGACCACCTCCAGACTGATGGCCCGATGACTGATGCCGATGTGGCCATCGCCGCGGCGCTTCACGCCGACAACCTTCAGCCTGCGCCCCTCAATCACCGCGCCAGCTAGGTCGGTGACCTGGGTGACCTCGTCGTCGTCGGTGATGTCCGCGTCGTAACGGACCAGCATCCGCAGCTGGTCGACCAGCACGTTGACGCTCTCGCCGGTCGTCTCCAGCGTCGGCCCTGGCTGAAAGAGCCAGCAGGCAATCTCGTGCGTGCTCGTCGTGCCGGTGGGCTGGCGATCGGGATCCGTGCCGGTGGCAGTGAAGCGCTCAACGGTGGCGCGCATGCGCAGGGGCGCCGTCAGCGACATGACCTAGCTACCCAGCAGGTCGTCGTCGGATTCGCTTTCGTCGCCGGTCAGGAACTGCACGTGGCCCAGACTCGCCAGGCCGGCGGCCTTGCGGATGATGCGTTCCTCGCGCCGCGTGGCGTAGATGGTGGCCGACGAGATGCCCTGGCCGGCCTGCCACTGGTAGTCGCCGAGCTGCTCGCCCGACAGGCCGCGCGGATTCTCGATCGCGCGCCGCACCATGCTGACCACGACCGGAATGACGGCGGCCGGGGTGTCGTCGGGCGTCTCCCACTCGTTGTCGGCGTCACTGAAGGCGATCTGCACCACCAGGGCCGAGGCGTCGTCAATGAAGGCCTCGATCTGCTCCTGCTCGGCTGACGGCGACGAGTCCTCGGCGTCGTAGTCGACGCCGACGCGGAGGCCGTACTGCTCGACGGTGATCAGCGCCATGGTGCCCTCTCAGCTCTTCTCGTAGGGGCTCGGATCGGGAAAGCGCTGGTGCAGCAGCTTGCCCACCGCGCCGCCCTCGAAGGCCCGGTCGTCGGTCGAGACGAAGAGCCAGTCGCGCTCCGGCCGGCGGTGCATGTCGGCGATTTTGTGGTTGATCGACTCGCGGCCACCGATGCCGGTCAGGTTGCCGTACAGGGTCCGGTAGTGGAGAGCGGGCAGGCGCTGGCCGGCGATGAGCGCCTGGCGCATGCCGGCCTTCGATACCGGCATCGGAGTGTGCAGCGGCTCGTAGGCCAGCGGCTCTGTGAACCCCAGCTCGGCCAGCAGCTGCGCCGTGGCCTCGCGGCCGCCTCTGTAGTTGGCCATCGGCCGGCGCCGGCGCCGGCGCGGATGACTGAGTTGCAACATCCGATTCAGCGGGCCGCGGTGCAGCACCGGCACCTCAGCGAGCGGCTGCAGGACGAAAAAGTCATCGTTGAAGTAGACGAACTCGGCGCTGACCTCCGGGTGCTCGCAGGCGGCGCGCATGTTGGCGGCGCTGTTGTGGTACTTCAGCCGCGTCTGTGCCACCGGGATCTGCCCCACCCCGGTCACCCAGGAGGGACAGAACCCGGCGACCCAGACTCGGTCGTGGGCCAGCAGGCTCAGCGAGCGAAGCGAGAAGCGAAGCGCCTCATTCCGCTCGCCGGGCCCGACGATGTAGACGACGTCCACGTCGCCTCAGGTGGCGACGCCGACCTTCACGAAGCGCACCGGGGTCGGTGGCGAGGACTCGCCCTCGTACACCGCCGCTGCCCCGGCGAAGGTGCTGAGCACCGACGCCTCGGACAGGTAGCGCGTCTCGTACTGCAGGATCGAGCGCATCCCGATCCCGCCCTCGCTCGCCGCCGCCGACTGAGCCGTGTTGCTCCGCGGTGCAACCGGAACCCGGTTGGCGAAGCAGAAGCCCGAGCGGTGGTAGAAGAGCGCGGTGTCGTCCTCCAGCGCGTTCGACTCCACGAAGGTGAAGCCGAAGATGCGCCCGATGGTCGCGTCGCGCAGCGCGTCGCTGCTCCCCGCCTCACTGACCCGGGTGAGGTTGGGAATGCTCAGGATGCGCGTCGCGATCTGCGGCGAGACGGCCGCCCAGCGGTCGTCCGGTGGGGCGTCGTTCTCGCCCAGGGCCTCGCGCGCGGCGAGGATGGTGGCCAGGGTGTCGTCCGGATCCGCGACGTTGGCGAACTCGATCGTCGCGTCGACGTCGAGCGCGTTCATCACGTCGGCCAGCTCGTCCTCGGCCTCCCGGGCGACGGCGTCCACCTGGACGCGCAGAATCTGGCGCGCGAAGTCTTCGAGCTCGAGGTTGGCCTCCTCGTCGCTGATCAGCTTCGCGTGGTAGAGGTGCGCCAGGGTCACCTCGACCGGGATCTCGTCGATGTCGTCGTACGTGATCTCGGTGCTGGGAGTGGTCTGCTCGCGGGCAGCCCCCGGCTGCGGGACGCGGACGGTGATCGTATCACCGTTGCTCCCGCTGAACTCGGAGCCGGGAATGGGGGTGACGGTGCGGGGCAGCACGATGGACCGGCGCAGCAGCGCGATGGCCACCTGGCTGATGCCCTGAGCGGTGAGCAGTGCCATGGGGTGTGTGTCCTCCTCGTGGGGCCACGGCGCGGCAGACCGCCCGTGGTGCTAGAAGCCGCTCGATTTCGCGACTTTGTCGGCGATCTCGTCGGCCTTCTTGGCGTCGATCTCCTCCTCCTCGCCGGCGTCGGTGCGCGCGCCAGAGCGGAGGTCCTCGGTCGGTCGACGGCGGACATCGGGCTTCCCGCCCTTGCCATCCTTGTCGTCGCCGCCCGTCTTCGACCCGAAGGCCTCGAGCAGCTCGTCGGCGTCGGCCTCGAGCTCCTCGCGTGACGAGCCGACCAATCGCTTCGCCTGGGCCACACTGAGGCCCTTCGCGGCAGCGATCTCGAGCCGCAGGCTCTTCGACTCGGCGTCCTCGGCCCGCTTATCAGCGGCCGCGGCCCGGTCGATCGCCTTCTGCAGCTCAGTCTTGTCGGCGTCCTCGGCATCCTTCAGTCGCTTGGCGGCGTCGGCGTTGACCTTGGCCTCGGCCTCAGCTGCTCGCCGAGCCTTGCGCTCTTTGTCGAGCGCCGACTTCAGACCGGCGACGTCGTCGTCGGGCTTCTTGTCGTCGTCGGGCTTCCCGCCCTTGTCGTCGTCCTGGTCCTCGGGCTTCCCGCCCTTGTCGTCGTCGGCCATCTCGGCCTGCTCCTCTCGTTCCGCCATCCCGGCGGGCTATGACTCCTCAGCTCCCAGGTGGTTGCGAAGGTGTCGGTTGACGGCCTCCCTCTCGGAGGCCGGGATGTTCGACTGCGGCACCCTGGCCAGGGCGTTTCTCACGCCCGGCAGGACAGCCGCAGAGCCACGGCTGGGGCCGTGGTGGGGGAATCGGTAGGATCCCTTCACGTCAGGGTTTTCACCGGCGTACCAGGCGTGCATGTGGCGCAGCACGGCCGACTCGTTGGGCGCAGCCGCGACGGCCGCCGGACCGTCCCAGGCGCGCTCGACGGTCGGTGTGTCATGCGACCCGATCGCCGGCACTGCTGACCTCTTCTCGCTCCTCGACGACTCGCCTGAAGGCGTTGAGCGCGTCCGTGCCGGACAGGCCGGCGGTTGATTCGGACCACTGCTCGCGGAGCCGTCGCGACACGGCCGGCAGCTGCGACCCGTCGTAAGCCGGCTCTGGCGTGCAGGAGCAGTGGTCGTGGGCCTGAAAGTCGGCGCCCGCCTGGCTGCGGTAGGCCGGGCCCCGGGTGGCCAGCATCGCGCAGAAGGCGCACGGCCGACTCGAGGTGACGCGCTGCCAGCGCGGCCGCGCTGGGTCGCGTGCCATGCCCTCCAGCAGGGCCCGCCGGCCGCCGGCCAGCACCAGCGAGCCGGAGGCGCCGGCCACGCGCACGAAGCCGTTGCGGCGGGCCGCCTCGGGCGGTAGGCCGGCCCGGCGCGCGTTGAGGGTGCCCAGCAGGCCGGCGCCGCGCAGCGAGCTGCGGATGACATCCGGGTCCAGCGGCGCAGGCAGTGCGCGCCGCAGCGTGCCGTCGACGCCCTCGATCGCCCGGAAGGTGGCCAGGTAGGACGACGCCAGCCCAGCCGAGTCGGCGTGGCGGGCGCGGAGCAGGACCTCGGCGGCAGCCACGAAGGCGTCGAAGGTGGCGAACTCGGTGACGTCGAAGAGCGGCCACAGCAGCGCCAGGTCGCGGAGCAGCGCGGCGCGCAGGGCGAGCTGCGCCAGGCGGTGCTGCTGGGTCAGCAGCGCGCCCTCAGGGGTCCTAGCCACCGATCGCGCTCCGCGCGGTGTCGACGAGCTCGGGCGGCCAGTGCTGGGCCAGCAGCGGCCATGGGTCGCGGTGCTCGCTGACGCCCCACTTTCGCACCAGCGCGTCATAGCGCGTGTTGTGCGGCGTGCCGCGAAAGCTGATGTGCTGAAAGCGGTGCAGGTCGCGCAGCCCCCACACCACCGCCCCGTCCAGGCCCTTGCGCGTCGAGCGGTCGGTGGCCCGGTTGATCCGGTCCTTGGCCGGCCGGAAGCCAGAGCGCTCGAGGCGCGAGCGGTGAATCATGTACGGCCCCGCCCCGTTGTCAGGTGCCACCTCGAGGTGTGCCAGCGCCCGCGGCGCGACCGTGCACAGGAAGGTGGCGGTGCGGATCACGTCCGGGTCGGGCAGCGGCCAGAAGTAGGCCGGGTCGACCCAGCTGTCGGAGCCGACCGGCACCACCCACTCGGCGCCCTGGCGGCAGGCGTGCTCAGTGCCGTCGTTGAAGCGCCGCCCCAGCCACTGGTTGTCGCGCTCAACGGTGTCGAAGCCGGCGGCCCGGGCCAGCTCGAGATTCTCGTCGTCGGCGACCACCACGCAGTGCGCCTCGATGCCGTGGCGGGCCAGCTCCTCGATCGTCTGGCGCCGCTGCTCGAAGCACACCGCCGACAGGGCGAGGCGACGCCACGCCGGCGTCACGAACCACAGGCTGATCACAGCCCGGCGCCGTTGCCCCCTGCCGCCCCGGCGGCGACCCCCGCCTGGCGCTCGAGCAGGTTCTGCAGGTTGGCGAAGGCGTCGCCCTCGCCGGCGCTGGCACGCCAGCGCTCGACGTCCTGCTGACTGACGCCCGGGATCCGCTCCCACAGCTCCCTGGCCGGCACGCCGAGCATGGTGGCCAGCTTGCCGAGCCCGTCGACGATGGCCGCGAACGAGCGGGCCGAGGTGTCGCGCCAAATGACCTGCGCGCCGTCGGGCACCTCGATGCTGGCCAGCGCGGCGGCCAGCCGCAGCGTCTGCTCGTGGGCCTCGCCGAGCACCGTCTGGCGGTCGTCGACCTTGCGGTCGCGGCTGGCCTCGGCGGCCGCCAGCGCCTCGGCCGACAGGTTGATCAGCTCGCCGATCAGCTCGTGCGCCGGCGTCTGCGACAGGGTCGCGGCGTGCCGCAGCGAGGCCTCCCGGCTCTTGATATAGCCCTCCAGGTTTGTGGCCTCGAACTCGCCGAGCTTCATGCGCTCGGGGTCCTCGTCGAAGGTCATCATCCGCGCCGCCCCGACCTTCGCCTTCTGGTCCTCGCTGTCGGGCACCCAGCCGATCGCCCAGCGCTGACGGAAGGCGGCATAGTGCTGGGCGATGAGCAGGTTGAAGGTGATCAGGTCGATCTGATCCTGAATGCTCATCAGCGGCGCCACCTGGCCGGCCACCAGCCGGCTGCGGCGCCCGGGCCCGACCCGCGAGTCGTCGCTGGGCTCGTCATCGTCGTCGAGGTCCTCGCGGTCGAGGTAGCGCACGATCGGCGTGACTTCACTGCGGTGCTCGAGCTGGTCGGTGAGCTCGAAGGCGTCGTCGGTCCGGCGCAGGACGTAGACCGCCGCGTCGTCGTAGAGGCGATAAACCGTCTTCGAGCGCCGCTCGAGGGCGTGCACCGGCCAGTCGGGGTCGTCGCCGTACTCGGCGATCAGCTTGCGCGGCGAGACGCCCCGGATGACCGGCACCGGATCGCCGGGCAGCACGACCGCGTAGGCGGTGCCGTAGGCCAGCGCCGCGCGGTGAATGCCGGCCTGCCGCGCGTCCAGCCGATTGGCCTGCCAAATGTCCCAGACGCTGGAGTTATCCGCCTCGCGCTGACCGCGAAAGCCCTCGACGAAGAGCGACTGCGTCAGCGACTCGACGACGATGTCGATCACGTTGACCCGCGCGATGCGGGCCATCTCCTTCACCTCGACCGGCGAGGCGGCCGGGATCACGTCGGGCAGCCGCTGGCGCCCGGTGGCGTAGCGGCGAACGTCGTCGAGCTTGCCGCGGTCCGCCTCGTGGCGCTTGTGGAGCTCCTTGGCGGTGCTCTGCACCTGCTCAGCGGTCAGCGCCATGCATCCTCCTCACCACGCCACGGCCTTGCCGGTGCGCTTCTTGCGTCGCTGGCGACTCGCCGGGAGGGCGAGGTAGGCGCGGCGGGCCATCCGCGACAACGTGCCGGCCGCCAGGGCATCGACTTTGCGCTTCGACTGGCGATGCTCCTTGCCGAAGGTCACGCCCCAGGCGTTGACCCGCTGGCGCGCGTTGTGGACGTGCTGACGCACGCGTGGGTTGGCGTCATGGCGGAATGCCCGCTCGACG